TTTTAAAATATCCTGTTGATTTTATTAAATATTTTATCTTATTGTAGAAAACTACACTCAATATTACACTCAAAAACAAAAAGCACACCCTGTTTGAGTGTGCTTTTTGTTATTTTTGCTCAATGAATGTTTTGACATTGTTTTCTAACCAGTAAGGGTAAGGGTCATGCCCATCTTCTTTTGGTATTTTACCACTCTTTCGCCATCTGTCAAATGTTGAGCGTGTTTTTCCCAACAATTTGCAAAATTCGGTAATTCTAACTCGTCTTTGTATGGTCATTCAATTCTCCCTAAAAATTTCTTCAAAATCTCATAAAGCCCGTGATACGGCATGAAATTCACCCTATGCCAAAACGCACAAAATACATAATAATGCTTAACACAGGGGCTGATATAGTGGGGCAGGTCGCACACATTAATCGCATAGCCCTTTATTCTTGGATAGACATACATGACTACTCCTTTGGTGGTTCGGGCTTTGGTTGCCAATGGGTTACAGTTTCGGGGTTTGAACCACCGTCAAAATAAATGTAATAGTCATTATCTGAACAATCAAACATGACAGTATCAGTCCAAACTTCTTTGCCGTCTGTGATTAAGATTTCTTGCCCATCATCAAATCCACCGTCTTTAATATCAATCCAACCACCACTACTAATTAAGATATTATTGTCATCAATAATATCTTGAATACAAGCACCATTATCATTTAATAGTGTACCTAATGAGATATTGTTTTTGTTGCAAATAAAAAACAACAATTCATTGGTTGCTTTTAGATTTTGAATTATTTTGTTCATTTTTTATTACTCCTTTGGTGGCTTAGGTAGGGGTTGCCAAAACAAAACTTTGCACCGTCTTTGAGTGTAAAATAATTCGTCTTTTACGCTCCATATTTTGTCATATGAGTCAAAATGTGCGGTACAATAACAGATTTCTGTTGTTTTTTCATTAAGGTTATAATTGCTGATTGGGCGATAAGCAACCCAATACTGGTCAGATTGGGTTGGCAACGCATCATCAACACTAATCCAACCGTTATTAGTAACACCATCGTTTTCCCACCCTGCACACACCGCTTTTTGACTGCGAAAAAGCGAGCTTGCTTCGGCAATCACGGCTTTTTGTTCATCATCGGATAGTTTGGACATGTCATAAGTGATTGAGAAATATTTAGGTTGTCCATAATCCACCCCCAAGACTGCCAAAGCTGTTGCAATTACCCCGACGGGAATTTCTTTAATGACAATATTGCCAATCGCTTCACGATATACGGTACACTCTTTTGGGCAATTCTTGATAATCTCTTTGGCTTTTTCAGTTCCACCAAGATTTTCAATTAGTTTTTGTGCGGTTTCAATGTTCATTTTTTACCCCTTTTTGATTTTGTTCGCTTATTATTTCGTGGATTGTGTCGCATTTTGTTGCCGTTTGGGATTTTAAAATTTCTTTTTTCAAAATCATTAACGAAAAACGATAAAAAGACAACTGCCGAGTATGGATTATTTAATTTAGCCATTTTATTTTTTACTCCTTTAAACCGATTGCAAAGTGTTCAAGATAATCAAGCATGGAAACAACATCGCTATTTTGTGTTCTAATTCGACACTCTCTTATCTCAGCCAATAAAACATCAAAATCGCTTATTGAATTGTTGTGTTGTTCAACAATTTGCAAAGCTGTCTTGATAGTATTGACCGAATATTTTTTCGGGCAGGGAATGCTGTTGCGATATTTTCCAAAATCAAAAAAAATAAACGCATTTGATGGCTCATTTTCAGCAATGTTTTTTGCTTCGTTTAGTCCGATTTTATCAATCAACGCTTTGGCGGTATTTAGGTTCATCTTTTACCCTCAAAAACTGGAAAAAACCCTAGTCTTTGACTATTTGCCAAGTAAATATTTTGTTCGCCCCTAAGTTGCCGACAAGGATTACACGATTAACGCTAGCCATTATTTAGCTCCTAACATCTTATTCATTTTTTGCTCTATCATCTGATAGAACTTACCGATTTTTTCATCAAAAAGGGCGTGCATTTGGCGGTCGGGAAAATAGGTTTTGATAAAAAACGGCATACCATCAGCATAACTGATATAATCCCACCATTCACGCCCTGTTACCCACAAATTAAACTGCACCTGTGCCAAATGCTCTTTGCCAATATCATCAGTATCAAGCAGTTTGGCTTGTAGGTGTGGTTCTCGGGTTTTGATTTCTAAACCTGCATTTTCGCCCACCAGTCTGTCAGGACTTGCCCCAACAGGATAGCCGTATTTGTCGGCAAAATTAAGCACTATCCCCACTTCGGAAATCTCGGACGGTGTGGCATAGCCCATTTTGACATAATAGTCGCTGACAATCGGCTCTAAGAAATGACCCCGTTCGGTGTATTCATTGCCGTCAAATTTACCGCTTTGTCGCCCTGTAAACCGCTCGGCAATCAGATGATAGGCGTGGGTAATCAGCCCATCGCCTAAGCCGTCTTTTTTGCCGTTGACAAGCAGTAAGTGGGCGTTGCTGGCGGTCATAATGCCTAGACGAGCGTTTAACCACTCGTCTGTGCCTTGCTGACAATTAATGATTTTCATAAACAACCCCTTGGAACGATTGCTTCTTGTAGCTTTTGCAGTTCAATGAGCGTGTTTTGGTATTGATTGAGTGGGATGTTACCCATCTTAGCACTCCCAAACGCATTGATGAGCTGACCGTCAAAGTAGATTTTGCTGTCATCGCTTAGGCGGTCATAGAGTTTTTGCAAATGCTCTCTTTGGGCTTTGGTAATCTTGTTGTCTTGACTGGTTGCCATGCCATCATCATCTTGTGTTGCAATATTAAGCAACGCACAAAGGGCATAACGCTTGCCATAGCTGACAGCTGACCCCATTGCCTGTGCATAATTTGCACTTTTGTTGCCACTAAAATCAAAAGGCACAAGTAGGGAGGTGCGTGTGCTATGCCCCATGCGATGAGTAAGCACCGCCACCACTTCAACAAAACAGTTGTTTTTATTGTCATTTAAAACTGTTTGGGTTTCAAATGACGTGGCAAATCCAAACTCTTGCAAAATTGGGCGAGTGTTGGCGATGATGTCCTCCAAAGTGGCGTATTTGCTGGACTGTCCTTTTTTGTTTTTGGCGATGACGGGTAATTTTGACTGCATGACCGAAAAATCTTGGTTAAATGCAATCACGGATTGATGATTTGCTACACGCTCTTGTAATTCCATGAGTTTTTCAAGTTTTGCGACATCAAAGTCGGGATTACTTGCCATAGCCACAATTTGGCTTGCCATATCCATAGATTGTGTTTCGGTGTTGGTTGTAACGATTTGGTTCATTTCTCATCTCCACTTTTCATCATCTCAATCATGACCTTATCGGCATGGCTGATATAAGTTCTTGTTTCGGCTTGGGCTTGTGCCACACGGCTGTTATCATCTGCCGTATGCTCTGCCCATCCAAAGATACACTGATAAGTAATAACCACAAGGGCGATATATGCTATCGCCCCGCCCATCAAATCAGATATTTTCATACATACTCCTCTGCCAAAATTTGCTCATATCCTGCCACTTCATGTTCTAGCAGTGGCAAATAACATTTTTTGCTAAACGCTTTTTTAATCAAATCTTGATTTTCTGCCAAACCCAAATCTAGGCTGATTTCACTAAACCGATTAAAACACAGCTTAGCGGTGTGAATAACCGTGTATTCGTCATACTCGGTTACGTCCGCTTCGACGTGCACGGCATTACATTCTTGCCCCTTGGGGGCGAGTTCTGCGATAAGTCTCATGGCTTACTCCTTATGCGTAAATTTTGGGTGCAAAAAGCCCACTCATGCCAAAATAGGCACAAGCAAGCGTTTTGGGTTGGTATTAAGAGATTAGACCGATTTTCTTTTTCATTGCCATTTGACGGTCAATGAATGCTTGGGCATTTGCCACAAGGTTAGGGTCATGGCTGATATGGCGTTGTTCGCCTAGGCTGTCGTATAGCAAGTCTTTGGTTTTGACAATGCGGTTTAGCTGGCGACAGGTCTCATCTAGGCTTTCTTGTAGCTCGGTAAGCTCACGGCTTATGCGGTCATATTCTAGCACCCCAACCATTCGCCAAAAGGCGTTTTGCTCACCATGATCAGGCTGTCCCATCATCAGACGATGCACATACTCTACCGCTCGTGGCAAATCACTCATGGCAATCTCATCAATATGATGAACACCCATGTACTGATGCACCAGTGCATAGGCTTCTGAGTGTATGATGCCAAGTTTGCCACATAGGGCGGTTACGGCTTGGCGTAGGGGTGTGCGGTCGTGGGCGGTGGATTTGGTGGTGTATGTGCCATTTTTGCGAATGCTTGGGAGAACTTCATCAAATACCCAGTTTTGGAATTTGACCGCTTCGGCTTTGTTGGAGCGGAAAATCACTCGGTAAAGGTTGGGTTCGGAGATGAAGGTAATTTGTTGAGTACCACCTTTGGTGGGGGTGGAAAGTCTTGCCACTCCCTTGGGGTCTAGCATTCCACGCTTTTTAGGGGTTTCGTTTTTAACGAAATCCTTTTGAACCTGCAAAAGGTCTGACGAACGGCTAATTTCTAGCACATTTGCCACATCAGGCAAGCAAAAATAAATTTCGCCTTGTGGGTTAGTGGCGGTGCGGACGGTTTGAGCTTCAAAAGTGAAGTTGATGATTTGATTGTTCATTGCTGAACTCCTGTAAGTTTAGCTGATAAATGCCACATAGGGTGGCGGGCTTCAACTACCGCTTACAGACGGCGGAACTTATTTCCCAAAGGGTGTTGTATTAGGTTCTCTCGACCCGCCATAACTGGCAAGATGGATTTATGCGTGGAATTTGCGAACGCAAGGCATAAAAAAACCGCTAGGCTGTCGGGTGCGGATAACCGCTGTAAGTTTGGTAGTACGAACATACTACCATAACTCCATAGCCTTGTAAAGATTTTTTAATAAAAAAAGCGATGATGACACTTTGTCAAAATCACTTTAAAAACCGCCAATTTAGGGCGATAGGACTTGCAGGATTGGCGTACCGTAATTACAGGAAAACGGCGTATCTTGCGATACTCCCACAAGCCCTATCATAAGATGGGGTAACTAAAAGTTACATCATAATTTTGTAGGGTTGGTGCAATAAAAAACACGCTATTAGGCGTGCATTATCGCCTGTAATTATTCAGAACGCCAATTCTGACATCAGATTTTGCTGATGTAGGCATATCATACCCCATTCCTCCCACCTTGTCAAACATTTTTTAACATTTTACGGACTGTAATAATACCGCTCTGTTTTCTTGCCCCATTTAAAATTGTCATCAAAACATGCTTGATAACCATCGTAAAACTCATCACAATCAAGGCACCCTCTGATAATCTCCGCCATCTCAACTGGCATGGGGTAGTACTCCCCGTCATCGTCTATGCCCTGTATGTCGGTAATGATGGGATGGTACTGGTCCCAAAAAAACTCACGGGTGTAATCATCATCACACATCCGCTCGCATTCATGCTCCAAGCTTAGCTCCGCCCAAATGCACTCATGAAAAATCAATGAGCGAATACCGCTTAAATGATGATTTTTGTGGTTCAAAAAATGAACAAGAAGCTGGTTCAAAAAATGAACAAGTCAAAAAATGCACTAGTTCAAAAAATGAACCAGCTGGTTCAAAAAATGAACAAGAAGCTGGTTCAAAAAATGAACATACAGAAATACATTATATTAAAAACACTAAAGAGAAATACAGAGAGTATGAACACACGCACGAAAATCTTGAAAATTCGCAAACAGCAAAACCGAACAAATCGACTGGTAAATCTCCATCAGCCAAAAAATTCATCACGGCAGATGAGCTAGTCAGCCTAGGGGTTGATGAGCAAGTGGCAAACGATTACCTAGCCACCAGAAAAACCAAGCTCACCCAAACAGCCCTTAGCGGCATCGCCAAGCAAGCAACCCTTGCAGGGGTATCACTAGCCAAAGCGATTGAGTTCGCTTGTGAAATGGGTTGGCAGTCATTCAAGGCGGATTGGTATCAGAACGCACAAACCAAGTTTGGCAATCCACAGCCAACAAACCGCATGGACGAATTACGCCATATGGCAAATACCAATCCGACCAATGTTTTTGTCGATGATTTACCTAGCGACTTTCAAAATTACATCGGAGTGAACTCATGAGCAACATCGTAAAAATCCAAAACGTTGAACACCTAACCGCCATGATTAAAGCGATTGTGCCACGTTCATTTGAAAAAACCTTTGGCGGTCTTAGCACAAACGAAGTGGTTGCAGGATTTGCGTTTTGTGTGGCAGGATTTAGTCAAACTGAGCTTAACACAGGGCTTGCCAAAATTAACCAAATGGGCTATTGCCCTGACCCTGCCTTGTTCGCCAAATGGTGCAAGGGCATTGATGGCTTTGATAATACCGACGTCATCGCCGACAGCTACATCAGCAAAAACGGGGCGTTATCAAACATCCTAGCATGGCGTGGCGACAGCACACAGCCGATTAGCACGGCAGAAAAACAAGCTTATGACAAGACCATGCACCTGTTTTCACAGGCGGACTACAACGGCAACATGACCATCACCGCCCATAGTGCCTTCAAAGACCATTACGAGATGATTGTGCATGAACTGGTGGTAAACAAGGTCAAATGCGAGCGGTACATCGCCCCCATTGCCATCACCCACGCCCCAAGCGAGCCGTCCAAGCAATTAGCCAGTGATGAGTTTGTGCACAGCCTGTTTGGATTAAACAAAATGGATGTGTTGGCATGAGCGAAGACAGTGAACAAAAAGCCATCATCAGTTGGGCAAGATGGCAACCGCTATTTGATTTGGGCATGGCGGGCATGATTGCTGACTACCTGCACCACAGCCCCAACGGTGGGGCAAGAAGTGGGCGAGAAGGGGCGAATTTTAAACGAATGGGAACAAAGGCAGGGTTTCCTGATTTGTTTTTATTTATCCCGCACGGGGGCTATCACGGCTTATTTATCGAGCTTAAAGCCCCAAAGGGTAAAACCAAAGACGGCAAACATAAGCAGGCGGGCAAGGTGTCAGAGTTGCAACAAGCGATGATTGATCGCCTAAATGCACAGGGCTATAAGGCAGTGGTGGCGTATGGGGCAACTGGGGCAATTGATGAGATTAAGGCGTATTTGGGGATTAATGAAGTATGAACCGACTTAACCGCATAAAATCCCTGCCCTGTGTCCAATGCCACGCCCCACCACCAAGCGACCCTTGCCACGCTAATTGGGCAGAATTTGGCAAGGGAATGGGGACTAAGTCCGATGATGAGTACACTATTCCATTGTGCCGAAAATGCCATCAAGAGTTGGACACTTATCAAGGACGAAACCGTGAACGGGCTAAGGCGTGGTTTTTGAGAAAACTTGAGTTTGTTAATTCTGTGTTAAATGAGCAGGATAACCCAACTGAGAATTTATTTTAATTTATTTTAAAGGTGTTTGTTATGATGATTATTTTTTGGATTATTTGTTATTTAATTAAAACCTACTTGATTTATTTGGTTTATCAAGATATGAGTGGATTATTTTCTTTGCCGATTTTGAATTATATTGAAATATTATTAATCTTAAACTTTGGGTTAATGATTAAATGTATCTTAGGTAATTCTAGCTATGCGGATTTTAGTGTCTATAAAAAATTTACAATAGCAGAAAAAGTAACTTTGGGTTTTTCAAATGTGCTTATTATCTTAATGCTTGCTTCACTTCATATTCTATATCAAATTTTCTTATGAAAAATCAATCCTACCGCCTTATCAATGCCGATGTTGCCGAGAACTGCTTTAAAGCGATTCATCAAGCCGTAGCGGACAACCTAAACACACCGCATAATGTCGTGGTAACGATTGGCATTGATGACGATAAGGCAAGAAGCAACGCCCAGAACCGACTTTATTGGAGCTGGCTTCACGAACTAGAAAGCCAAAATGGGCAAGATGATGAATGGTGGCATATGTTTTTTAAACGCTTGTTTTTGGCTCGTATTTACGCACGAGATGATGGTGAATTTGCCGAGATGGCGGATAGTATCAAGCGGTGTAAGGGCGTAATTAACGACACGCTTTATGAAAATATCGCAATGAGTGTGATTAAAAATATCAGCACAACAAAGGCAAATACCAAACAATTTGCCGAGTATTTAACAAAAATTGAATTATGGGCGGTGGCAAATGGCTTTAAGGTTACGACACCACAGGAATTGGAGTGGGTGAGATGATTTGTTTATTGTTTTTGGTTATTGGTTTCTTTGTTGGCTATCAATATGCCCATTTTTATATTGCCAACGAATGCGAAAAGTTGGGTGGTTTCTTTGTTGGCAATAAAATTTATGAATGCAAAAGGGTAATTAAAAAATGACTTACTACACAAACGACAACGGCGATGTTGCCAAAGTGATTGATTATGACCGAAAATCAGATACGGTAACGGTGGTTATTAATGACAAGGCGGCAGTTATGGCGTGGGACGAGTTTATTAGCGAATTTAAGAGAATTGGAGTTGAGAGATGAGCGGACAAAAACACGACAGCCAAAAGCCAAGATTTAGCCTACTACCGTCCACCCCTTTGTGGCAGGTGGTGGAAGTCTTAGAATTTGGGGCGAACAAGTATGGGATGGATAACTGGAAAACCGTGCCAAACGCCCGTGAGCGGTATTTTAACGCCTGTCATAGGCATTTGAATGCGTGGTGGAGCGGTGAGATGGTAGATGGCGAAAGCGGATTACCACACCTTGCCCATGCTGTTTGTTGTTTAATGTTTTTGATGTGGTTTGATGGGAGTGAGAAATGAATAGCGATGAATACTATAACTGGCTACAAAAATTTGAAAAACGCACGACGAGCGATGACACATTCACACCACCTGCGGTTTATGATGTCGTGTTAGAGTATGTCAACGAACACATTTTACATTTGGACGATTTGACGGTAGAACGCCCTTTTTATCCCGATGGCGATTATCAAGCACATGCCCAAAACTATGATGATAACACGGTGGTGATTGACAATCCGCCTTTTTCTATTTTGGCAAAAATCATTGATTTTTATTTGGCGAATAATGTCAAATTCTTTTTGTTCGCCCCTGCTTTGACGGTGTTTAACTCAATGCGAAACCGTGATTGTACTGCTATTATTGCTCCTGCTGACATTACTTATGATAATGGGGCGGTGGTAGATACTTGTTTTGCTACTAATCTGTGTGGAGATGTGCGAGCAATGACCGCCCCAGTATTATACAACGCCCTAAAAGCATTAGAGCAACAAAAGCCAACATTGCCAAAATACCAATATTCGCCCAATGTGCTGATGGTAAATAATTTAAATAAATTATGTAAGGCAGGGATTGAATTTAGCGTGTCGGCTAATGAAAGTGTATTTATTCGCAAGCTTGATAGCCAAAAAGAGCATAAAAAAGAATTGTTCGGTGGCGGACTACTCATCAGCGATAACAAAGCCAAAGAACTGCAAACAAAAGAACTGCAAGCTAAAAATAATTTAATAAATTGGGAATTGTCCGATAGAGAACGGGCGATTGTGGGGAGTTTGGGGGTAAACAATGATTGAACAATACGGTTTGGGGATTTTTGTGGCGTTGCCGTTGTTCTTGAGCTTTTGCATTTGTTCGGTGTTGCTTTTTGACATGATAAAAGAACGTCGCAAATTTAAAAAAGAATTTAAGCAGGCAAAAAAGAGATGGAGAGATTTGTGATGACCGATTACCCAAATTTAGATTTAGCCCGTGCGGTAATGAGCCAAAAAAGCACAAGCGATTATGCGGGTAATTTTGGCAAAGGTGGGCAAAATGCCCTTGATATGGCGGACGGTGCGGGGTGCTTGGCGTATGTCGCCAAAAACGCCCCAACAGACAATCCCGAGCTTATGCGGTCGGCGGTGGCGTGCTATGTGGACGATGGGAAGCGTGAGCGGTTTTATAATGATGTGGTTAAACTTGCCGAGCAGGGCTATCAGTCTAAAAGCCAAAGACGCAAGCACGCCAAAAACCTTGCCCGTGCGGTGGTGGCTGATGTGGTGCGGTGTGCTTTGACTGATAAGAAAAAAGCCGAGATAATGGGTATTTCTGCGGTGGCATTTTGTAACTACCATTCGCATATTTATGGAGATGTAATGGGGGCGGTAGCAAATGAATTAAGTGTAGCGGACGATGTGGCAGGCGAGTATTGGCGAAAAACTTTTAGAGAACATAGAGGCTAATCAAGCCTCTTGTTCTAAGCGTTTTGCATACTCAATGATGGCTTGCTTTATCGCCCCTGCACGGTTGCCGTTGTGGTGGGCTTTGATTTTTTGTAGGGCTTCATAGGCTTCTGTGTCGTATTGACCTAGTAGCACTCGCACATCTTCTAGGGCTTTGGCAGTGTTTTTTTTGACGGCTTTGATTTGAGCGTGTGATGTCTTAATTGTCATAAAATACCCCTTGATTTTTTCAAATTAAATGGCATAATAAAGATAAGGAGTGGTTAAGGGTTAGCCCCCTAACCAAACCCCCAGTAGTTGCCGCTACTTTCGGGTTACCTGTTTAATACGCTGATGTAGCGATTAAGAGCAGGATTATTAGGGCGATGATTTTGACTAGTGTGGTCATCGTCCAACTCCTTATGTTTACCGCTAGTGCTAGTCACTAGCACCTACCTAGCAACCCTTGCTAGATGTGCCTATTATATATTGACTTAGATAGTTTGTCAATATATAATTTAAAAAAATCTGCTCATTATTTGGGTGGATTTTTTTATTGACAAGGGGCAATTATTGGGGTATGATATGCCTAAGGTCTCAAAAGCCTATATTGATATAGGGATAATACTATGGATAATTTAACTTATCTAAACCAACTTAATGAAGTCGTTCAACTTAGCCAACACGACCCAGAGCGGGCAGAAGAAATGATGGTTGAGACTGAACCTATGGACGAGTACAGAATGATGTATGAAGTCATTGCAGATTATGTGAGACAACAATACGAGAAATATTTGGAAAGCATAGCACAAATGGATAAGGAAAATTAATAAAAAATTTTGCTTGACCCAAAAAACCACTTGACTTATCAAGTGGTTTTTTGTATTATGTATGCAAGGTGTCAGAACCGAACCCATAAGCGTTACCCACAAGCGAAATCTGTGGTTTTATTTTGCCTAAATTTCCACTGTGAGAATTCTCACACTGCAAAATAACCCTTTCAAAAATTTAAGATGTGCAAATTCTCACATCATAATTTTATGTTAGGGGGGCGGAGAAATAAGCTGACTTGTCAGACGAATCATCCCAACCGACTTATGGCGGCTTCTGAACCCCCTAGCACCCTTTACAGGGTAATTTCAGAAAATTAACCATAAGGAGTTCATAATGAACTTAATCATCTCTATCCCTACCCAAGCCGACTTTATCATCAATCAAGTTAATGGCTTGTATTCCCTAAATGATTTGCATAAAGCCAGTGGTAATGATGAAAAACATCGCCCTACTTGGTTTCTTCGCAACCAACAAACCCAAGAACTCATTGCTGAGATAGAAAGCGAAAATACCATCGCCTATCACACCATTAATGGCGGTAAAAATCGTGGCACTTACGCCTGCCGTGAACTGGTCTATGCCTATGCGATGTGGATTAGTCCTAAGTTTCATTTGATGGTCATTCGTGCTTTTGACCGTATGACCAAAGGCGAGCATATCCCCTGCCTAGGCAAGCCCCAAACCAACGAACTTTCCGACAAAGACTGGATAAACCTAAAACGCCTTGTATGGCTGTGTGAAAACAACTTTAAAATGCAAAAATCCGCAGGACACGCCATTTGGGCAAGGTTAAGAGCGGTAACAGGGGTCAAAAGCCCCGCCAAATTTAGCCGTGAACATTTGCCCATTATTGCCACTGAGCTTGAACGCATTTTTAGAATGAGTGAGCAGTACAGCCGAGCAATGCAAGCCACCGAACGGCTGATTATCCGTAATGTGCTAAAATATGGCGATGATGAGCCGATGGAATTTTTCCTATTAGAAATGGTAGAAAAAGCCACCGACTACAATCAAGCCAAAGCCGAGCGGTTGCCTGCGTTTTTTGGGAAAGAGTTATTAGAATTGGTTGCCTAACCATCACTTAAAAAAACACCCTACATGGCTTGACTGTGTGGGGTGTTGGTGCTTAATTCAAAATACTACCCAAGCATTACAATCCCTAGATGATGATGAAAAATCAAAATTAGATACCATATCTAGTCCTATGTTTAACATAGCCCTTGATAATCGTGTCAAAGAAATCAATATCATCTCACTATTGATTGCTGATATGATGCCAAAAAAGATTGACAAAGCCACCCAACAGGCGTATGATATGACACAAGGTGTTTCAAAACCACCGATTTTACACAGCGTCATCGCTACGCCTAGCGATTTTTTGTTGCCTATTACTTTCTGTTATGGGCAAGATGGTGCATATCGTGAGAATGCACAGCCGACTGTGTACGGTGTTTTGAACATCTTGTCCACCCTATTTCAAACTAGGGTTAAATCTCAATACACAGGAGTATTAGCCAATGTCTAGTCTTATCAATTTTGATTTCCAATCCCAAACCGTCCGTGTTGAGCTAAAAAATGGTGAACCGCTATTTTGCCTAACTGATGTTGCTACCATTCTTGATATTAGCAATGCCAATCCAAGCCGTTTTAATCTTGATGAAGCTGGTGTACATAAAATGTATATCAGCTATGAAAGTGGTAAAAAGCAAGTAACATTCATCAACGAACCCAACCTATACCGTGTGATTTTCCGCTCTAATAAGGCGGAAGCGGTCAAATTCCAAAACTGGGTCTTTGATGAAGTCCTGCCAAGCATTCGCAAAACAGGGCAATACCGCCACACCATCTCAACCGAGCAACAAGCCCAAATCCAAAAGTGCGTCCGCCAAAAATGCCTACATAATAGCACCCATTATCAAACGGTGTACACCGCCTTAAAAGATAAGTTTGGCGTACCAAGTTATAAAGATATTTTGGCATCAGATTTTGAAAATGCAATGGCGTTTATTATGGGTTTTGAGTTCGCCCCTGCATTGAATATCCCACTCATTCAAAATGTATTAGCCGACAACGCTTTTCAAAATAAAAAAGCCCAAGATGAGCTATCACAGATGATGGCGTATTTTAGTGGTGCGTTAGACCATTTGGCTGAATTAAAACACCGCTTAGAAATATCCGAGCGGTGCATTATGGCGTTGCAAAATCGGTTTATTGCCTAAAATCCTGCACAAGACACTTGACAAACCGAACGAAAAACCCTATAATTTACTAGAATGCGGTTAAGTGTGAAAGTCTAACGACCTTATTTAATTTCTACTATTGTAGATAGTGTGAAAACTTAGCCGTTTTTGTTTTTAATCCTATGCCCTACCTTTTGGTGGGGCTTTTTTGTTGGGCAAGGCGGTAAGTCCTGATGACTAGTATTGCAATATCAGCGAGTCGTTACGCCCAACGCTTTTTTGCCCACAGGAGGGCTTATGACAGCAAGCAAGCCCACAAGGGGCAGACCAACATTATTTACTGATGAATTAGCGTTAGAGATTTGTGAACGCATCGCAAACGGTCGCAGTCTTAGAAGTGTATGCCTTGATAAGGATATGCCACACATGGCTACGGTCATGCGTTGGATTGATGATAACAGCGAATTTTGCGAGCAGTATCGTAGAGCGTGTGAAGACAGAGAGACCACACACTTTGAAGAGATGCTGACCATCGCTGATGAAGTCTTACCAGAGACAGCAGAAGTGGCACGGGCGAAACTTCGCATTGATACCCGAAAATGGGTATTATCAAGAATGAACCCGAAGAAATACAGCGACAAAGGGCAAGACGACAGCGCAGACAACGCCATTTCACTCATGGCAAAATTCATGAAAGAGTTGGGGGAAGATAAGGGGGGATAATGTTTGATAAATTAGCAGACCCCTTATATCGCTTGAATAACCTGTACTACATCACAGATAAGACGGGTAAAAAAGTTAAATTCAAGATGACAGCCGAGCAGTTGGCATATTTTCAAGACGAACACCACAAAAACATTATCCTAAAAGCACGACAATTAGGTTTCACCACGCAAGTGTGTATCATGCAGTTAGATTGTGCGCTGTTCGAGTCCAAGAAATGTGCCTTGATTGCCCACACGCTACACGACGCCAAACGGCTTTTTCGGGAAAAGGTCAAATTCGCTTATGACAACCTGCCAGAACTTGTCCGTCTTGCCAACCCTGTTAAGATTGAGACCAAAGAAGAGCTGGTGTTTGAAAATGGTGGTAGTGTTACGGTCAGTACATCCTTTCGTGGCGGTACGCTGCAGCGATTGCATGTATCAGAATTCGGTAAAATCTGTGCTAAATATCCCGACAAGGCAAGAGAGATTGTAACGGGTGCATTTGAAGCCGTACCGATTGATGGTATTGCCACGCTTGAGTCCACGGCAGAAGGCAGACAAGGTTATTTTTTTGAGTATTGCCAACAAGCCGAAAAAGACCAATTAGCTGATAAAGATTTAACCGCCCAAGATTGGCGGTTTTTCTTTTTTGCATGGTGGCAAAACCCTGAATATCAGATGCCATCGGTGGAGCTACCAGAACGCCTTGTAAGCTATTTTAGTGAGCTTAAAGCTAAGCATGGCATTAGCACCACAGCCGAACAGCAGGCGTGGTATTACGCCAAAGAGAAAACGCTTGGCGATGACATGAAACGAGAATACCCGTCAATCCCTGCTGAAGCCTTTGCTCAATCGATTGAAGGTGCTTATTACGCCAAACAATTTGCTTACTTGTACGCTAATAATCGCATTGCCGATTTACCCGACAACGACCATTTACCCATTGATACCTATTGGGATTTGGGGGTATCGGACAGCACCACGATTTGGTTTATCCGTCAAGTAGGCGATGAATATCATGTGGTGGATTATTATGAGAACTCAGGAGAAGGTCTTAATCATTATTTGAAAGTCTTAAAAGATAAGGGTTATAAATACGATAGGCACGTTGCCCCGCATGATATTGATAACAGAAGTCTTGGGGCGAACAACGCCAAAAGCTTACGAGAGCTTGCCTATGATGGTTATGAGATTGATGGGCAGATTTACCGCGTATCGTTCGATGTGGTGCCACGCACGAGCAATGTCAAAGTAAAACCGAGTCGTTCGCCAAAACCCCCACGCCAACACCCGATACGGTCAAGGCAAGTGGCTTGTCTATTGGCGAGATTAAAGTGGATGGCACTAAGCTTGATGTATGCGTCGAATCGTTTAGTCTTGATATTGACAACCAAACCGAAGTACAAAAATGCTTGGGCGATAACATCTACGGCGGTAATGTGCTTGCCATGATTGCCAACATTAGCGGTAGTATGACGATTGCATATAGCCAAAAAGCCCATGAAATCATCACAAATCAGCTCACAGCGCAAACGCTAAGCCTTGAGGTGCCTATCAAGTTTGGCGATAACCAATACGTGATTAAAATACCCAAATTCCAAGTATCAGGCGAAATTCCAAGCCCTAGCGGTACGGATTTGGTAACGGTTGATGTCAATTACACCGTGGTGGACGAAAGCCCAATTTTGGAAAAACATACAGCATAAAATAAAAAAACCGCCAATTACTGCAAATAATTGGCGGTTTTGTTTAGAAATCACGGATTATTATATATGTTTAGAAGTCATAAGTCAAATTCACAATTAAAGGTAGATGGTAAGATGACAAATAATGGTGCTGACAAAGTAGGCTTAATCCAAGCGGTCGCTTTACTTGTGTTTGCGTTGGGTACGGCGGTGCTAATGATTTGTTTTGGGCTATCACTTTTTAAATAAGGACAATAACATGAAATTAAATCTAACCGACTTAAAAAAGCCAAAGATTGAAACGGTGGTTATCCGTGATATTAGACATGGCGATTTAAAGCTAACACTTGAAGTTAAGCATGATGAAGCCTTTAACAGTGCTTTTGGCAAGGTTGCCCCTTTGCTTGATGTTAAAAAGGTTGGCAAAAACGATTTGAAGCGTGAAAGCCAATCTGATATTACCAATTATGAAATGTTGTTGTTCGTTATTGGCGAATACTGCATTAAGTCTTGGAATATCACGGACGAGAACGACAAAGACGTGCCTATTAATGGCGATAATTTCCTACTTATCTTAAATGCCGTGCCAAATTTACAAGATTTTATCGCAAATCTTTCGCATGCATTTGGGGCGATGATTAACGAGTTTGGCGAAAAGGCGGACAATCTTAAAAAAAAGCCGAAAGCTACGACTTAGACATCACACCAAAACGCATTGAGATATACAAACGGCTTGGTCTTGATGTGCCTAAGCCGTGTGTGCTACTTGACAATGCCGTGATGATATACCGCCTAGCGTGCCGTGAAAGACGATATATAGACGGCACGCCCATGCCAATCTCTACAAGTGATATTAGTAAAGTGGTAGCGGTGCGTGGGTCGCTACTGCCACGCCCCTTGCTTGATGATGTGGTATTTATTTTTGACGGTCGTAAGCTGTAACTATTGCTATTTTGTTGCTGTTTGGTGTAAGATATAATCTTTAACTTGGAGCATTGAGATGAAAAAGTTTTTGTTATTTGGTTTTGCATTGGCTTTGGTTGGTTGCGGGCAAGATGAGACAAAGGCGGTGCAAGAGCAGACGGCAGAAGTTGCAGCTGATAAAGCTGAAAAAACCCCCGTCAAAGAGACGGGAATTCGCACGCTTGTTATTAATGATATTAGCGAAATCAATGCTAATGCCGAGCAGATAAAGGCTGAGATTAGTGCAGAAGATAGGGCATTGATTGAAGAGTACTTTTCTAGGGCGGAAACACTAAGATTGGTAAGTGGCGATAAGTCCATGTTTGGCGTATCTTTGGGAGAAGCGATTGAAAAAACCAAAAATCACTTTGAAAGGAAATCTGCCATGGATGACAAAATCATCGCTTTTAATGAAATATACAAGGCGGAGCTTGTCAGTTTTAACAAAAGCACCAAATATAATGACGGCATGGATTTAAAGATAAAATTTACTAACTTGTCCGATAAAGCGGTATCTGCGATTGACGGTTGGGTGGAGCTGGAAGTGGAAGGTATTGAGAAGTCTGACAGTTTACACTTGGGCACGCACAAATTTGACAAGCCGTTGGCAAAAGGCGAAAGTGCAGAGATTACCCATTGGACGGAAGCTAATTCATTAGCCACTATCAAAATAGAACAGGGCAATGCGATTGCAAAAATGCTTTTTAAAGACGTTACCATATTGTTGGATGATGGCACAACTGACGAAGTAAAGCAAATGTACTAAGAGCGAATACCCACTCAATGAGTGGGTTTTTTTACAAACAAAACCCCAAACTTTGCAGAGTTTGGGGTTTTTTTAATTTAACCCCTAGTTGAGGTAGGAGTAAATCATAAATGAACTTTGATGATTTTATCAAATTTTTGGGCTTTTGTCTAAGGATTTTTAACGATATGAAAACAACAAGATTTTGGGCGTTGTGGGCTATCCCTTTTTTGGTGGCTCTTGGGTATTTTATTTCTGTGATTAAATGGTGGTAGGGCTTGACAAGGGGGTGTGGGTTACACTTTTTATCGCTTGGATGATAACAAAGGTTGTCATTTGTTATTAGTGGGGTTATAATAAAGTGCCTAACAAGATAAGGTATTAAAATGAGTAAACTGTCCCCATTTTTGGAAGGTGTACTATCGGCATTCATACTTTTGCCGTCTGCTGTGTCAGCCAAACCAAACTATATAGAACCAACGGATAGCAATTTACAAACCATTGACGCACTTAGCACTCACCAACCATTTATTGAAGTTGGCTTGATTATGGAGCAGGTTGCGAGCGAAAAACGCTTTTTGGAGCAATCTAAGTGAGCGAAGTGCCAAAGATTGACAGTGAAAGTGTAGAAACCACACTAAGCGTTACCGCAATGGAAATTCAAACACCGTTCTTGCCACCTCAATACTTGGCAGAATATGAGCGTATTGTAGAAGGCTCCGCCAAACAAATGTTTAACATGGTCGTTGCTCAGCAGAATTTCAATATGGAATTAAAACGGCAAGAAATTGAGTTTAACCAAAAGAACTTGCAGCGTGCCATTGATGTGGATAACGCTAATATTGCCGAGCAAAAGCGTGATAGTAACATCAAGGTTCGTGGTCAGATATTTTCATTCATACTCTCACTATTCTTGATTGCATTATCTGCTTGGTTTGCTTATTTGGGTTATATTTGGCTTGCTAGTATACCTATTGGGATTATCATTGGCGTGATTACTGCATTGTTTTTACAAAAACGACATATTGAACCACCGCCCAACCAATAAATTCCGTATTCACTTAGAATGTGGATTTTTTATTGACATGGGGCGTGGGTTGGGGTAATATATGCCCTAAGGTCTCAAAAGCCTACACAAAACGGTCAATCACTCCGTCAATGTGATATTTTTATGCTCCTAAGTTAATCCAAATACTTTGGCATAAAGATGCCCTAATCCTTTTTGATTATGGTTAGCGGTGCGATGAAATAAGGTCGCTTGCGACACGAATAAATCCGCCTGATTTTGTGCAGGTTTTGAGCCGCTAACCGCCCTAATTTACCGAGCTACCCAATTTGGGTATGCCGAAAATAGGGTAAATTCCAACCTATCAAAAAGGTACACAAAATGAAAACTTTAACTTTCCAAAACATCACTTTAACCCCTGTCAAAACTGACAACCAAATTTGGCTTACTTCTGCTGAACTTGCAAAAGCACTAGGTTATGCTGAAACAGACAGCGTAACCAAGATTTACAACCGTAACTCTGATGAATTTACAGGCAATATGACAACGACGGTCAAAATGACCGTCGTTAGAAAAACTGGCAAAGTGGAAATGGATAACCGCATTTTCTCCCTGCGTGGCTGTCATCTTATCGCCATGTTTGCCCGTACTGCTGTCGCCAAAGAGTTTAGAAAGTGGGTATTGGATATTTTGGATAGTGTCGTTGGCAAAACCGACCGCCTATCCACAACCGCCGACCGCAAAGGCTTAGTGCAAGCCGTCAATCGCCTATCCGACATGCAGGGCATGACATATAGCACCACATGGAAGCTAGTCCATGACTATATGAACGTTGAGAGTGTGGACGAGCTGACCGTTAGCCAAATCCCTGTTGCCGTGGCGTATGTGCATAGCATGATGATGGCGGATAATAAATCTAATCTTAATACCCCCTTTGTCCAAAACATCATCGCTGACACCGCTCATCAAAACCGCATGGCACAAGATGAACTGGGACAGATGATGGCACACTTTGGCAAAGCCTTAGACCATATCGCCGAACTCCAAAACCGTCTAAAACGTCAAGAAGTGCTGATAGACGGTGCAAAAAGACAGTTGGTTGCTTGATATTTATTGAAAAAAGCACTCTGCAAGAAATTGTGGGGTGTTTTTTATGATCGTCCGAAAGGGCGGTTTTTTTAGTAAGCAAAAACCCAGTAACGGCAAATTACTGGGTTTTTTATTTTCAATTTTCGACATTGAACAGGATTTATTATATATGTTTAATAACCATAAGTCAAATTCACAATTACAGATAGGTGGCAAAATGACTTCAAAAAGTGCAGACAAAGTAGGCTTGATACAAGCGGTGGCGTTATGCGGATTTTCGTTAGCTAGTATCATACTGGCGGTAAGTGCTTTGATTTTGGCGTTAAAATAGACTGGGATAAACCGCTCTAAGGGGCGGTTTTTTATTGAGACTTATCGGCATACTCACGAATGGCAGTCATGAGCAGCTCGTTTTGGTTCATGCCTAGCCTTTTGGCGGTGGCAACAATAAACTCAATGTCTGATTCGTGTAGTTTAAAGGCTTTGAGCTTAATGCCCCGTTTGGCGTCGCTGTCAGCTTGGATTTGGGTGCGTGATTTGGGGGTGTTGGTAAGTTTTGGCATTTGACAAATCCTTAAAATGTGTTATCATAAAAAGTGTAAGGGGTGGGCAGGTTTCCTTATCTGCCCCGCCATATCATTAACTTTTGGCTAATGACTTAGGCGTTTATCTTAATATGCTGGTAAGCCATATAAGATAAAGACCGCAATGATTACAAGTTGTGTGAGAACTTTCATCATTTACTCCTTACATTCGGTGGGGAACTGCATTTACCAGGTAGCAGATTCACAACCTACAAGGCAAGGCTCCTACCCCTTGCCTTGATATATATATTATAGGTTAAACCTATCAAAAAAGCAAGTATTTTTTAAAATATTTGCTTTTTTATTGCCTGTTTATTTTGTAACCGTCCGAAAGGGCGGTTTTTTATTGGGGGTAATATGGAACAGACATCACGGTTAAGTATTGTTATTGATACGGGCAATGCTCAAAGAGACTTGCAGAATTTACGTCGTGCTTTGGCGGATTTGGAGCGTTCTGGTTCAGGTACAGAGCAAAGTTTGGGTGATGTGGGCAATAGTGCCAATAATGCAAGCCGTAGTTTGGCAAATGGTGCTGATAATGGCACTAAACTTACACGTTCGCTAGGAATGATTAAAGCGGCAGCTCTCGGACTTGCTGGCATAGGTTTGGCAGGTCTTGGCAGTCAAATTGTGGCAACACAACGAGAGTTTGACGCATTAAATGCACAGCTTATTACAGCGACAGGCTCTATTGAAAACGCTAGTGTTGCTTTTAGTCAACTTCAAGAGTTTGCAAAAACCACGCCTTATGGATTGGCTCAATCGGTGGAGGGTTTTGCAAAACTTAAAAATTTGGGATTGGAGCCGTCTATCGAAAGCCTAACATCTTTTGGCAATACTGCAAGTGCTATGGGCAAAGATTTAATGCAGATGATTGAAGCTGTAGCGGACGCAACAACTGGGGAATTTGAACGTTTAAAAGAGTTTGGTATCAAGTCTAGCAAACAGGGAGACCAAATTACTTTTACATTCCAAGGTGTTAAAACAACCGTAAAAAACAATGCCAAAGATATCCAAAAATACCTGCTCGATATTGGTAATGTTAACTTTGCAGGGGCTATGGACGCTAGGGCAAAAACCCTAGATGGAGCTATTGCTAGCTTGGGAGATAGTTGGAGTGCTTTGCTATTGACTATGAGCCAAGGCGGTATTGGCGATGCCTTGGCAGAAGTCGTGAGAGGACTTGATGATATTCTGGGCGGTATAGCTTCCAAATTAAACGACCCTGCGGTCATTGAAGGTTTTAAGGTAACATTTGGCACGATTAGCGAGATGTTTAATACTATCAAGACCATTATCGGTGAAGTGATAACAGCCATCCAAAACGGCACGCAATTTGTCCTTGATAATGCCGAAGCATTTACCGCCCTAGCAAGTGGCATAGGTGCGTCCGCTACGGCATTTTTGGCTATCAAAGCAGGTATGGCAATATTTGCCTTGTTTGCTAGCGGTACGGCAACCGTAACCATGCTTAGTACGGCTATCGGTGTTTTGACAGGTGTTGCAGGTGCTTTTGGGGCGGTTATGGCGGTCATCACAAGCCCAATAACGCTTGCCGTGGTTGCCATTGGTGCTTTGGTGGCTGTCAGCGTGTATCTGTATCGTAATTGGGATGAGGTCAAAGCGAAAACCGAAGAAGTTTGGTTTGCTATTGGCGAGATTGTGGCAATAGCGGTGGAGAATGTCAAATCCTATTTTGGGGGGATTGGCGAATGGTTTGGCGGTGTTTGGGAAAGTGTCAAAACCGCCATCAGCACCAAAATTGACGAAATAAAGCAAGCCTTTTGGCAGTGGCTTGGTGGTATGCCCCAACCTGTGCAGGAAATGGTTGCTAATATTGTTAGTATATTTCATGGGTTAGTTAGTGCAACCCAAACAATTTGGGCGGGCATGGTGGCTGTATCAAAATTGGTAAGTCTTGCTGTCATTGCTACATGGCAGGGTTTGACAGCCATATTTGCCAGTATCTGGCAGGGGTTTGTTGATATTGCAAAAACCGCTTGGGATATTGTAGTTAGTATCACAAAGCCAATTATTGACACGCTTACAAACATTGTTAAGACTGGATTAACCGTCATTGTCAGTGTGTGGCAAGCACAATTTACCGCCATAAAATTGGTGGCGGGCGTTGTTTTTGAAGGGATTAAGGCGGTGGTGGGTGGTGGTATCAATGCCATTAAAGCCATTTTTACCGCAGGGCTAACCGTATTTGCCAGTGTGTTTAACGCAGGATTTGGTTTGATCAAAAACATCTTTACCACGACCTTTGCCGTCATCAAAGCCTTGGTGCGTGGCGATATGGAAGGGGTCAAACAAGCCATCAGCAATGGCATAAAAAACGCTTGGAATATTGTTAAAAGTGGTGTTACCGACATTGTCGGTGAATTTAAGGGGCTTGGAGCAAAGCTCAAACAAGTGGGTATGGAAGCCATACAAGGGTTAATTGAAGGTATTGCTAGTAAGTTTGACGCTGTTAAGCGAAAAGTAGGCGAAATTGCCAATTATATCCCTAGCGGTATGCGAAAAATACTGGATATCCACTCCCCGTCTCGTGTCATGCGTGAGATTGGGGCATGGGCAGGCGAGGGCTTTGTTCTCGGTATTGGCGATAAGGTCAAAGATGCTAAGCAAGTAGCGCAGGATTTGGCGAATGCTTTAACTAATGCCGTTACTGACTTGCACCGTCAAAACTTTATGCTACTAAATACCGCCAATCCGATTGCTGATTTGGACTATAAGCTACAATTTGGCGAATTAGCCGATTTGACCGACAAGCAAAAAGCAAGGGTGTTAGAACTTGCCCGTGCTAATCTTGAACTTGCCAAGTCTAACGACATCAATAAAAGTGTCAGTGATGAGATTGCAAGGATTGATGAAAAATTGCAAACGCACGGCATGAACCGCCTAGAAATCTTGGAATGGCAAATTACCCATACCGAAAAATACAAAGGGGCAAATGAAGAGCTACTGGCAACGCTAAAAGACCAAATCCAAGTGGAAAGCGAGCTTAACCAACTGTTTAAAGCCCGTGAAAAGTTAAAGGTCTATCAAGACAGCCTTGCCAAAAATACTTATCTGTATCGCACCAAAGACGATAAGTACGCAGGCGAGCGGTGGGATTTATCTCAGCAGGGTTTTGATGGTAAGTACATCGAGCAGATGATTGAGACGTTACGCCAGTCTGATGTCATGTCCGCCATGGCAAACATGCCAAAAACGCTTACGATGCCAACATTGCAAAATAACAATCTAGGCTCTGCGGTCAGCAGTGCAGTAACAGGCTATTTTGACATAAAAAAACAGCTTGATCATAACTTAGCAATCATCAAAGAAGCCGAAAACGCCAAACTCATCACCGAGCAGGAGAGCCAACTTGCCCGACTTGAACAAGAAAGGGCGTTTCACGAAGCACGGCAAAACCTAGTGATGGCAGGGGCGGATAATATCCTAGGGTCAATGGCGAATACCACAAAAGCCATGTTAGGCGAGCAGTCATCGGCATACCGTGCCATGTTTGCCCTGCAACAGTCTTTTGCCATTGGTACAGCGATTGTAAATATCCATAAAGCCATATCGGACGCTTTTGCCGAAGGCACGACCTTAGCCCAAAAGTTTGCAGGTGTGGCAACCGCCACAACACAGGGCATGAAGATTGTATCGGCAATCCAACAAATCCGAAACCCTGTCATCGGTCAAGCCCACGACGGTATTATGTCCGTGCCAAAATCAGGCACTTGGAATTTGGAAAAAGGCGAGCGTGTCCTGCCTAAACACACCGCCAAAGCCTTGGATGATAAATTGGCAAGTATGGGTAATGGCAAAGCTGTCAATGTGATTATCCACAATCACAGCAATGCACAAGCCACCGTGGAGCAACAGCCCAACGGCGATGTTTTGGTAACTATTGGCAATATGGCAAAATATATTGCCCGAGATGAGATACAGAAATATCACCATAGTCAGCTAAGGCAGGGCGGTATATATTACGGTAGATAAACAAAAACCCAACTGGTGCAAACAGTTGGGTTTTTTATTACCCCTTTAAACGATACTTAAAAGGATAACTTGTGGTAAATTTTAACATAGAATTGGCAAAAATTGGAGAAATATCTATGCAAAATATCGTTGTAATAGGAATTTTTGCTATTGTATTGGTATTGATTTGGCAATTTAGCAACATCTTAAATGCTGTGGTCAATTTTCTAAAATTTAGAGATGGCAAAAAATGAAAACCTTTACATGGGACATATCCACAGACAGTAGCGAAACTACCGCCTTAAATACCACCATAACCGCTTTTAATGATGGCTATGAGCAGGCGGTAAGTTTTGGTATAAACAATAGCCGTAAATCATGGCAATGTAGCAAAACAGACAAAAAAGCGGTGATTGATGAGATTTACCGCTTTTTGATTGACACAAAAGGCGTGGAAGCCTTTAATTTTACGCCAGTAGCCGATGAACCAAGTATCAAAGTCCGCTTAGATGGGGAAATATCCCGCCAAAAGCAAGGTGGCGATGTTTGGCAAATCAGTTTTGGCTTAAGGCAAGTTTTTTAACCGCCCCACATGGGGCTTTTTTAATGGAGAAAATCATGAGCAACACCCAAAAACTAACCATGCTATCACGCTTGGAAGCTCAAACCTTGCAGTCCTTTATCGCACAAGTGGACGCATGGCAATACACCCACGGCGAAAAAGCAGGCACGGTAGAGATTATCTACTACCCCGAAGATGAAGGCTTTGATGTGTTTAACGCTGAGATAAACCACGGACTTTTAAAACGCAATCGTGCCAGTCTGTTTCGCACTGAGATTTTGGCATGGGGAGCGGGTCAATTAAAACAGCTACAAGGCTGGGACAACTCAAAAACCATCAATGCCTTTGCCGTGTCCTACAAAGACGGTAAATTTGGCGTGGCGGTGGACGTGGCGGATAAGACTGCCGAGCCTGCCAAAACAGACGAATCAAGCGAGACATTATGAGCTTTAACAGTCGTGTAGAGCAGTCAGTCGTACAGGGTTTTATCACCTTGTACGAATTGGACGCTCGTAAATTTGGGGGCGATGTTTACCGCTTTCACGGACACAACCATGACCAAAATGGGGGCGTGATTACATGGCAAGGCAATGAATACCAAGCCATCGCCATAACCGCTGACGGGCTAGAAGTCCGCTCAGACGGCAAGGCAAGCACGCCCACGCTTACCGTTCATAACGACATTGGCGGTGTGCCACAAGCCTTGCGGTATTTATGCCTGCGATATGGCGATTTTGCAGGGGCAAAGCTAAAAGTTATCCACACCCTTGCTGAGTTTTTGGACAGTAGCGATGATGAGCATTACAAAGTACAGCATTGGTACATCGAGCAAAAGACAAGCGAGACGAATGCCACCACTACCTTTGAGCTGTCCAACCCCGTGGACTTTGAGGGCTTAAAAATCCCCGTAAGGCAAATCACGAGCTACTGCCATGAGGCGGTGTGCGGTCGCTATCGGGGCGAGGCGTGCGGATATACAGGCACGGCACGGTTTACCATAGACGGTAAGCCCACCGATGACCCTGAGCAGGACAGGTGCGGTGGACGGCTGTCCGACTGCATGCTCCGCTTTGGCAAAAATGCCGAACTACCCTTTGCAGGCTATCCTGCGTCTAACCTAACCTAGGGGGATATATGTTAATGCTATTGGGATTGGGGATAAACCGCTTAATCAAGCGGTTTTTTTAATGATTGGATTTCGTGGAGGATTTGGTCTAGTTTTTCGCCCAACTCGCCATTAGACGGCTTTAAACCCTTATCTACCAAGTCAATAATCGCTGAGTTAAGCGACATTTTATTGTCATTGGCATAATTTACAACCGCTTGATACTGCTCTTGTGGCATACGCACTTGGGTGCGTTTCCAGTCGTCTTGATTTAGGTGTTTCATAAAAAATTCCTAAAAAATTTAAAATTAACTATTGACATTATTATAATGGTGTTTTATTATATTGTCAATGGCGTTATGATAGTGTCAAATAAAACGCCAGAGACAAAAAAGCAGGTTGCACTCGCCAAAGTCTCAACCTGCTTAGAACACCACTTAACTTAAAAGGAAATGTTCTATGAACAATTTACCACAAATTGCCCCACAAGGCAATCTCATTATCGCTGATACCACAATTCATATGGTGGACGGTCTTTATTCGCTAAACGATTTGCACCGTGCCAGTGGCGGTCTTAAAAAATACAAGCCGTCAAACTTTATGCGTAATAACGAAGTGCAAGAATTGATTGCTGAAATTGAGCAAGTCTCAGATTTGAGCCTTGACGAAAAATCAGTGGCTTACAAAACCGTTCACGGTGGCAAAAACAATGGCACTTATGTTTGTAAAGAACTCGTCTATCGCTATGCAATGTGGGTTAGCCCCAAATTTAGCCTAATGGTTATCCGCACCTTTGATAATCTGGTGCAAGGTCAAATGATGGAAAACTACACCCTACTAGACCAATTCAACAAAGCCGTGCTAGAACTTGAAAAAGTAAGTGACATCGCCAGTCAAGCAGGGCGAATGCTAAACTTGGCGGGTAAACAGTTTAAACCAAAGGCAAAAGAGCGAGTGCTTGAACTGACCATTAAAATTCAACCATACCTACCCTTTGTAGAGTTTGGGGGTGCAAAATAAAAACCGCTTAATCAAGCGGTTTTTTTAATGATTGGATTTCTTTCATAATGTCTGTCAATGCGTCTGTAATATCTATGTATTGAGTTGGGGGTTTTTGCTGGCGGTTTTCTAAGCCAACTTGCAACAAATGAACCGCCTGTGCATTCACAGAGCGTCCGTCATCTTTGGCGGATTTTTCTATTTGCTCCTTTAATTCTTGGGGAATGCGTAAGTTAAATTGGGGGTCGGAACGAGCCATACAAGCACCTTTTGAAAAAATTTACAAATATTTTAACAAAAATACTTGACTTAATCAATAGTACAGTGCTATTATTAGCACCGTACTAATACGGTACGCAATAAAAAGCCCCTTGCAGACCGTCAAATCAAACAAGGGGCTAGAATACTAACCACTGATAAGGAAATATCCTATGAGTAATGTAACACAAAAGCCCCTTGAAAATCAAGGGCAATTTGTCACCGTCTTTAATGGCGAAATCAACCAAAACGCTGAAATGCTGTGTGATGCTCGGCAGTTGCATAAATTTTTGGGTGTGCAAACACGCTTTAATGACTGGATTAAAAGTCGTATTTCTGAATATGGCTTTGTTAAAAATCAAGACTATGTTAGTTTTACTGAAAATTCAGTAAAACCCAAAAATGGCAGAAAAAGCATTCAATACCACATCACCCTTGATATGGCAAAAGAGCTAGCAATGGTTGAGAAAAACGCCAAAGGGCGTGAAATCCGCCGTTATTTTATTGACTGCGAGAAAAAAGCCAATTCATTAACCGCACAAATTACCGAAACCACCATTTTGCTTAAAAATATTGACGGTAATTTGTCAGAGGCAGGTTGGTATCTGGCAACACACGGCAAACAGACTAAGCCACAACTCAAAGCAAAACTTACTGAACTTTTGCAAAAAGCCCAGCCCTATCTCCCCTTCGTTGAGTTTGGAGGTGCAAAATGAGCTACGACCACATGAGTAAACACGACATTGCCTCTCTTGCCCGTGAAAATCTGCATTGGGTCAGTACGCTCATCACCCTTGCCAAGAAAAATGGGGCGTATAGCGAGACTTTGCTTGATATTGCCGAGTATTTGTCAGACACGCATTATAGCGACTTTGACGAGATGGCAAACGAGATGAAATAACCCTCAACCACACAAAACCGCTCTCCTATTGTAAATTTGGGGGCGGTTTTTTTATTGGGCAAGCAAAATGCGATTAACCAAAATTTTAAAAGATGACATCCACGCCCACGCCAAATCCGCCTATCCTGCCGAGTGCTGTGGGCTTATCATCGGGGGCGAGTACTACCCCTGCGATAACATCGCCCATGACCCTACCCAAACCTTTGAGATAGACCCTGTGCAGTATGTGGCACTATCGTACAAAGGCGAGATACAGGCGATTGTTCATAGCCACCCCAACGGCAATGCCGAACCGTCCGAAGTGGACAGGGTGCAAATGGGCTTGCACGGGGTGGATTGGGTGATTTGCGGTTATGGCATTCACGCTGACGGGGCGGAATATTGCGACATCAAACGCCACAAACCCACCACCTACACCGCCCCACTGCTCGGGCGTGAATATCATCACGGGGTGCAGGATTGTTATAGCCTCGTGCGTGATTATTATAAGCGTGAGCTGGGCATTGAGCTACCAGACTTCCCACGCATTGATGATTGGTGGGAAGATGAAAGCCATGAACCACTTTATCAAAACAACTTTAAAAAAGCAGGCTTTGACGTGGTGCAAGACTTACAAAAGCATGACGTTATCCTATGCCGTGTGGGTCGCACGCATCACATTAACCACGCTCTAATTTATTTGGGCGATGGCAAGCTAAACAGCGAGACCACACCGCCTGTGGTAGGCAACAGCCTAGTACTGCACCACCCACACGGCAGGTTATCCGTGCGTGAAGTATATGGTGAGAGCTGGGGTAAACGCACGGCGTTGGTGGTTAGGCATGGGCAACTTCATGAGGGCTGATAAAATCCAAACTGTCGCCAAGCGTAGTTTCGGCAAGGCGAAGCTCATAGGTGGTTTGTAAGTTTAGCCAAAATTGTGCCGTACCGCCAAAATAACGAGCCAAACGCAAAGCGGTATCAGCCGTAACGCCACGCCGCTGCCGCACGATGTCGTTAATGCGTGCAGGGGTTACGCCCAATGCATTTGCTAAGGCGGTGGCGGACATACCCATTGGGATTAGATATTCTTCACGCAATACCTCACCTGCGTGAACAGGTCTCATGCCATTTTTGAACATTATTAAGCCCCTATTTAGTGATAATCAACAATCTCAACATCATACACGCCATCATCGCCCCACACAAAGCAAATGCGAAATTGGTCGTTAATGCGAATACTATACTGACCTTCTCTATCGCCTGTCAGCTTTTCAAGGCGGTTGGCAGGTGGAATGCGTAGGTCGGCAAGTGCCACGGCATTATCAAGCATGGTAAGTTTGCGAGTGGCAACGGATAAAAAGTTGGCAAATACACGGCTTGACCCTGTTTCAAACAGGCTTTGGGCATCTTTGCACTTAAAACTTTGAATCATGGTTGGTTGTCCGATTGTTGCAATGATTATATTATATATCGGTATTCGATATAAGGCAAGTATTATTTAAAAAAAGGTAAAAATAATGAAAACCATTGAACTACACGGCATTTTAGCCAAAAAATTTGGCAGATATTTTACGCTTGATGTGCAAAGTGCCAAAGAAGCCTGCCACGCCCTAGCGTGCCAAATCCCTGCCTTTAAAAAGTTTATGCTTGATAGCGAAAAGCTTGGGCTTAGATTTGCCGTCTTTTTGGGTAAAAAACGCACCCAAAAAACCAACATCGGCGAGCATGAGCTTGGCGATACGACCACCGCCAATCATATCCATATCGTGCCACGGGTCATCGGAGCAGGTGGCAAGGTAATGGGCTGGCTACAGGTCGTGGCAGGGGTCGCCTTGATTGCAACAGGCTTTGGTGCAGGTATTGGTGCAGGGGTAATCAGTTGGAGCATGGTTGGGGCAGGTGCTGGACTGCTCTTAGGTGGTGTAACAAGCCTACTTATGCCCACGCCCAAATTGGGCGAGATGAACGAAGACGGCAATCGCCCCAATAACGGCTTTGGCGGTGCGGTAACAACCGTGGCACAAGGCAATCCTGTGCCGATACTGTATGGCGAGCGAGACGTGGGCGGATTTATCGCCAGTGCCGGTATTTATGCGGAGTAGAACATGATAGACATTAGACAAGGCGATTGCTTAGAACTTTTAAAAACATTGCCTGATAAGAGCGTGGACATGGTATTGACCGACCCACCTTATGGGGTTTTGGATTTTAAATGGGACAATGAAATTGATAATGAAAAGCTATGGCAGGAATTAAAAAGAGTTATAAAGCCAAATTGCATTATCGCTTTATTTGGCATTGAGCCATTTAGCACGCAAGTAAGATTATCCAATATCAAAAATTATAAATATGACTGGTATTGGAAAAAATCTGCTGTTGGCGGTTTTATTAATGCTAAAAAACGCCCTTTAAAAACATTGGAAAATATCATGGTATTTTCTGATGGTGTGCCACGTTATTATCCGCAGGGGCTAGTACGCTTGGATAAAAAAAGCCCAGAAAGGCAGAGAAGCTCTCAAAGAGAAGCGGGGGGGATGGTGCGTTGTATAGTTGCAACAGCAAAGCAAGCGAGTATGTACAAGAATTTACCAATTATCCAAGACATATTTTGGAATTTGGCAATTCTAACAGCACAAAAAGGGGTTTGCATCCAACCCAAAAACCCACCGACCTTTTGGAATATCTTATCAAAACCTACACCCATGAGAAAGAGACGGTGCTAGATTGTACGATGGGTAGTGGCAGTACAGGCATTGCTTGTCTTAATACCCATCGTAAGTTTATCGGGTTTGAATTGGATGAGCATTATTTTAACGTGGCAAAAGACCGACTGGATAATCACAAAACAACAGGTTAAAAATCATGATACACGGTGCAAAAAAGAAACAACCACAGCCCCACCGCCCCCACATCGCCAAAGATGACCTAGTGTCGGTGGAGCGTTATCAAGGGCTATATGGACTGTGCGAAGGGGAGATTTTTGGGCTTGCCGATGGTGGCAGGTCAATCCGCTTAGACGGCACGCCACTCATCAATGACAACGGACAGGCTAATTTTACCGACGTGTCGTGGGAGTTTCGCACAGGCACGAACGACCAAAGCTATATCAAGGGCTTTGCGTCTGTCGAAAACGAGACGGCGGTGGGCGTGGAGCTACGTCATGACCGCCCCTTTGTGCGTGCGATTAACAACAAAGATTTGTCCGCTGTACGAGTACGCCTAAATTTTAACGCCCTACGTCAGCAACATGACAATGGCGATATTACAGGCTATGGCATTGAGTACGCCATAGACGTGCAGACCGATGGCGGGGCATTTGTACAGATGCTACGCACGTCCGCCCGTGGCAAGGCAAGCTCTGGCTTTAAACGCTCGCACCGCATTGATTTACCAAAAGGCAAGACATGGACTATCCGTGTCCGCCGTATCACGCCCAATCGCAACAGCGACCTTATCGCCGACACCATGTACATTGATGCATTGACCGAGATTATCGATGCCAAACTGCGTTATCCCAACACTGCCTTGCTTGCCCTAACTTATAATGCCAAAACGTTTAGCAACATCGCCAAAATCGCCGTACGCTTGAAGGGCAAACTTATCCAAGTGCCTAGTAACTATGACCCCACCGCACGCACCTATTTTGGGCTGTGGGACGGCACCTTTAAGCTTGCTTACAGTAATAACCCTGCATGGGTGTTTTATGACCTATGCACGCACAAACGCTACGGACTGGGCGAGCGACTAAACGGCATGGTGGACAAATGGCGACTGTATCAAATCGCCCAATACTGCGATGAGATGGTCGATGACGGCCAGGGCGGACGTGAGCCACGTTTTGCCATCAATGTGTATATCCAAAAAGCCGATGATGCCTATCGTGTGTTACAAAATATAGCTAGCGTGTTTCGGGGCTTATCGTTTTGGGACGGCTCACAAATCGTACTAGATAGTGATACGCCCAAAGACCCTGTCTATACCTTTATCCCTGCCAACATCGTGGGAGAGTTTGTCTATCAAGGCACACGCTCCCGTGACCGCCATACGGTTGCCAAAGTCGCTTGGGATAACCCCGAGCATGACTATGCCACCGAATATGAGATGGTGCGTGAAGAGTCGGCGATTGCCAAATACGGCATACGCACGCTTGACATCAACGCCTTTGGCTGTACTTCTCGTGGACAAGCCCAGCGTGCAGGATTGTGGGCGTTAAAGGCTGAACAGCTCGAGACTCGCACCGTTAATTTTAAAACGGGGCTAATGGGCTTTATCCCACAGGTCGGGCAAATTATCAACATCGCTGATAACCTATTTGCAGGGCGTGCCATCTCTGGGCGGATATTGTCGGTCAATGACACACAAATCACGCTTGACCGCACGGCAGGCAAAGTGGGCGATACGCTAACAATCAACACAGACGGCACGGTCAAGACCGCCAAAATCGTGTCCGTGCATGGCGATACGCTAACATTAGATACAGCCGTGGGGCAAGCCGATGACGTGTGGGCGATAATCTCTGATGACTTAAAACTCATGCAGTTTAGAGTGCTTTCTATCGTCCAAAACAATGATGCGACCTTTGACATTACCGCCTTGCAGTATGAGCGTCAAAAATATGACGTGGTGGACAATGGAGCGGTGGTAACCCCACAGCCCTACACCGTGCTAAAAGCTACGCCCTGTGCTATTTAGTGTGCCCTTTGATGACATCAAAAGAGATGGCACGGTCAGACACGGTGGTACTTTGCCTGACTCTAGAAGAGTAATATTTACTGGACGCACATCTTTTGATTTTGTTGATATACAAAATTTGCCTTTTCCATTCACAAGGAGACCATCATGACACAACACCACTCCCATAACCACCACCGCCCATCACTGATGGGCTTTTTTATTGAGTAGAGACAAACCTATTTTATGGGGCTAATGCCCCTTTTTTATTGGAGAGACTATGAACGAAAATCAATGGTTACAATTTTTAGTAACCTTACCCTACGTGTTGTTTTTGGCGTTGGGCGGCGGGCTTGCCAATTTTATCATGAAGCTAAATCAAGCGACCGAGCCACAGCCTGTTAAGACATTATTTATAAGGTTTTTGGGTGAGATGTTTTTGGCGGGGTTTGCAGGATTGACAACATTTCTGCTGTGCCGTGAGTGGGGGCTGTCGCTTAACTACACCGCCGTCATGGTTGCCATGGCAGGAAATTTGGGCGGCAAAGCCATCAGTCAGATGTCCAAACTTTATGATAACTTAACCAAACGCCCCTAAGGGGCTTTTTTATGGAGTGAATTATGACAATCAAAGAAATACAAACCGCCATTGGCACAACACCCGATGGCATTTGGGGCAATCAATCCATCCATGCCCTAAGAGTGGCGTTATCAAAGGGTGTGGTTATCCCCATCACAGCCAACATCACGCCAAACGAGCTGTTGGCAAGTCAAACCGCCACACGATATAACATTGATAACATGCCAAACGCACAGGTTCTGGCAAATTTGATTGAAAGTGCGGTTAATCTATGGCAACCTGCAAGAGACATCTTAGGACACCCCATATTTATCACCAGTGGTTATCGTTGCCCTACCTTAAATCGCAGGATTGGTGGGGCGAAAAACTCGGCGCACCTGCACGGCTATGCCATTGATTTTAGTTGTCCTGCCTTTGGCAATACAAGGGCGGTGGTAAAACATTTGGCAGATGAGTTCAAGAAGCGTGGTATAAAATTTGACCAGTGTATTCTTGAATACCCTCAAAGCCCGAACAGTTGGGTGCATCTGGGCTATAAACGCTCAGATGGCGTACAGCGTGGGCAAGTGTTTAGAATTGGGTAAAGGAGGGGGCATGTCATGCACCTCTCACGAAAATAGCTGTTTCTGACAGTCTTTTATCTAAGATTATCTAAATAATCTGCCCAATCCTGTAGCATTTTGGTTCGTTCGGGCAAGTACAGGGCGTGGTTATAAATGCCACTGACTGTATTGTCCACATGAGCCATTTGTAGGTTGATATGCGTGGTATCATATCCTAGTCCGTGTAGATAGGTTGAGCCTGTGGAGCGTAGGTCATGCCCTGATATGTTTTTTAGCCCCATATAATCTAAGGCACAATTAACCGTCATCGCTCCAATGGGTTTTGTAAAGTCTTTGGGCGATACAAATACAAACTCACCAAGTCCTGTCATGGGGTGCATATCTTTTAACAATTTTATCATCTGGTTGGATAATGGCACAATGTGAGGGCGGTCGGTTTTCATGTTGCGTTCGCCTTTTTTGCGTCTTGAAATCTCAGCAAGTGGCACGCTCCATAGCTTGCGTTCAAAATCTATATGTTCCCAACGCATAAACCTTGCCTCTTTGGTTCGGCACATAGTGTAGAGCATTGTCCATATCACGCCTTTGGTTGATGGCATACCGCCATAATTTTGCAGTTTTTGTAGCAGTAGTTTTAGCTCATCAAGGGTCAAATCACGGGCATGGTCAATGGGCGGACGCTCAATCTCGCCTTTTGCCCCAATCGTGGGGTCATGCAAGCCACGCACCGACCGCATGGCATGGCGAAATATCAGCCCTGATTGCTGACGGCAAAGCTCGGCGGTTACTTCGCCCGTGCCATGCTTTTTAATATTAGCCCTGACCAGTTTTAGCACTCTATTCATCATCTGTATGATGTCTATGGTGTCAATGTCTTTAATAGCTTTGTTGCCAATCTCAGGCAGGATATAGGTATCTAGGTTATGGCGGATTTGGCGAACATAGCCACTTGACCGCTTGTCTTTGATTTTATCCAAAAAGGCATTGGCGTGATACGCAAATAAATCGGCTCGCTCATCTTTGGCGATTTGCTTTTCTTGGCGTTCTTTGGCAATTGGGTTAATGCCTTGTTTTAGGGCCGCTCTGGCGTTTAGGTGCTTTTCTCGTGCCTGCGATAGACTTATCATCGGGTATTCGCCAAGCAACATCATGGTTGCCTTGCCGTCAAAACTGAAACGGTAATACCAATATTTTTTGCCATTGGGGCGGACTTCAATGCATAGACCTTGCTTGTCTGTTTTGCGATAAAGTTTGTCGGTAGGTTTTAGATTTTTAACTTGTGTGTCGGTTAGCATAAAAAAAATTGAGTGTAATGGGCTTTACACTCAATATTATACTCAATTTTTTATGGGTTGCAATGGGTAAAAATGGGTTAAGATGATAAAAGAATAATAATGAAATGCTTTATTTTATTAAATTATGGCTTTAACCATCTTTCATCATCTTTGCCCATTATTTATCATATGTTAGTTATCTATCATTAAGAGCATGTCAAATCCTTATTTTTTATTTGCCTTATCTTGTCGTCTTGTCAAATTTTACCGTACTTACGCCGTCATCGCCTGCTTTTAGCATGATGTGAGCCGACTGACTGGCAAAGATACCATTACACACCACGCCCACGATGTTGTTTAGGGTACTCTCTAGCTCGGCAGGGTCTGTGATGTCCAAATCATAAGTATCCAAAATCACATTACCATAATCAGTGACAAAGTCTTCCCGATAGACAGGCTCGCCCCCGAGTTTGACCAGTTCACGAGCCACATAGGAACGGGCTTGGGGCAGTACTTCCACCGCCACAGGGAATTTGCCCAGTTTGGTGACTGTTTTGGAGTCGTCCACCATACACACAAAGCGTTTGGATGCTACCGCCACGATTTTCTCACGGGTCAAGGCACCGCCACCGCCTTTTATCATGTTGCCATGAGCGTCTATCTCGTCCGCCCCGTCAATGTACAAATCAAGCTCGCCCACCGCATTTAAATCAAAAATTTCAATGCCTAAGGCTCTTAATTTATCTTCGGTCACTTGTGAGCTTGCCACCGCCCCTTTTAGGCGAACCTGTGGCAACAGCTCAATCAAGCAGTTTACCGTACTGCCTGTCCCCACACCCAAAATCATGCCGTCTTCGATGTAGGCAAGGGCGGATTTGGCAACGGCTTGTTTTTGGGCAAGTTTGGGGTCGGTGTGGGCTGTGTTAGACATGATGATTCTCATAAAAATTTGGGGTTATTTTACGCTAAATTTAGCAAAAAATAAATCATAAAAAATCAGCTCTACCATACTAAATAGAGCCAAAGCCTATAAGTGCGTCAAATATTATCATACACCGTATCACGCCGTCCCACCGTAATCACAAGCACCACCAATTTATCATCCCTAACTTCATAAACCAAACGATAACCCACCTTACGAAGTTTGATTTTGTATAAATTCTTAGCATTCGCCCCGTGTAGTTTATTCTTGGGAATGTGTGGATTTAACAGCACTTCTTCTAGCTTTTTTAAAAATTGCTCGGCAATCGTGGCGTTTAATGTTTCAAATTCTTTTAACGCAGTTTCATTAAATTCTAATTCATAAACACGATTTTCATCATTATTGGAATTTGGCTCGTAAGTCAT